GACGGCACTGTGTACCCTCCAACAGCCGTTGATGACGTTCCTACTGACCTTGAGAGCTTACGTTTAAATGTATTCGCCATTGCTTACCCCAGAGCTATAGCAAGCGCTACGGCGGTGCCTGCTTGGTCTACGTCAAGATTGCTGCGTGCCGTGGCTGCATTTGTCAAATCTGAAAGATTGTTTGCTGCGAGTAGAGCGCCTGACGCCCCGCCTAGTTCAACTATCGAGCCATCAGTGTGTTTTGTGTATATTTTGCCGTCGGCGGTATTAACGGCAATTTCGCCTACTAATAAGTCAGAGGCGCTTGGAGTATCGCTAGATGTACTAGACCGTTTGTGCTGTATCGTGTTTGACATTTACCGCCTCTTTTTTTGATCTTCGTTTTCTTAGACTTTCCAACTTTTCTTTAGCATCTAGCTCTCGCTCCATCGCCTCTTGGCGTTCTTTTTTGACCTTTTGAAGCTCAACTCTAATAGCATTTATTTCTTGCATTAGGTCTGTATTTTTTTCCTCAAAGGCGTTCTTGTTTGACGTCATTGCATTTAACGCCTGTTGTGCCATTTTGAGTTGCTCAGACTGTTGCTCTTTTAATGCTATATCTTGTTCCAACTCCTTTAACTTACTGTACGCAAGTCTTAACTTGGCCTCTGAATCAAGATATTTACCGAGAACTTCGCCTAGATAGGCTTCCTGGGTTGCAACCAATGCTGCATGATAGGGGTTCGTCTGAACCTTATTCTCAGTCATTTTTAATAAGTCCCGCAGTCAATCGTCTTGTTTTCTAAGGTTTGCGTGTGGCTAGCGAATACGAAAGTATCATTAGCCGTTAAAAGCGGAAGGGTTACAGTCCTGTCAGCAGCTAACTCTGAAACCGCGAAGACATATTGATGGTCTGCGCTGGTATCGTTGATTTGTGGAGTTGTAATAACAGGGCTAGTCAACGTCTTGTTGGTAAGCGTTTGGGTGTCGCTTGTGCCAACAATCGTTCCGCTTGGTGCGTGCTGCCCGTCTAACAAATCAGCGTTAAGGTTAGAAACCCCAGTGGTTGACGCTATGACAAGCGGTGCGGTGCCAGTAGTAACCGTTGAGGTTATCTGGCTAGATGCGCTTACGCTAGTGAACGCACCAGTAGACGCACTAGAAGCACCAATAGATGTTCCATCAATCGTTCCGCCATCAATATTTACGCTAGAGCCAAGGTCTACCGTTCCGCTTGCATATAGGTTGCTCCACTTGAGTGACGCTGTACCAAGTGAGTTTCCGCCATCTGTTGACGGTGCAAACGCTGTTGCACTCAACGAAACTTCATCAGCGCCACCAATACGGAAATCTATTTGGTCGTCTGTGTCGGCGGTTATGCTTGTGTCACCGTCAGCATCAAGAATAAGCTCGTTGCCATTTAAGTCCAGCGATGAAGCCACTGTAGCGGCTGTAATCGTTGGGTTGCCTGATAGATTACCCTCGATATTTGCTTTAAGAGTGGCCTTTGCAAAACCTGAATCTGTTGTGTCAACGGTTGTTGTTGGCTCTGCCCCTATACCCTCAAAAAGAATAAACTTTCCGCTATCTGAAGCATCTCGGACCAAACCCGCATATTTGTCAGCACCGTCGTTGTAGAGAGAATAAAAACCCGTATCTACGGTGTCTCCACTATTCGCCGACGCATACTTAACAAGCGGGTCTTCAATAGTGACAGTAGTAGATTCAACCTGGGTTGTGGTTCCTTGTACGGTCAGATTACCAGTGATGGTAAGGTCGCCGTCCATTGTGTCATTTTCATTGCTCTTGAGGTACGCACCTTCGCCGCCAATCTCAAGGATTGTGTCGTCATTCATGCGGTAATAGAGCTTTTTAGTAGCCTCGGTAAAACCTAATTCACCTTTTGCTATCTCCGAAGTAGTCGGAGCCGCGCTGTCCGTTGTATTTCTTTTAATCTTAATAGTGTTAGCCATGTCGGTCCCCCTTAGTAAGTTCCAGCGTCAATCTCTTGAGTGAACTCCCACTCTTCAGTGGAAGCATTGTAACGCAGCATGTCTCCATCTGCAGCCGTTCCTGACTGCAAACCTTTGCCACCCAGTGTGTTTGGACCCGCTGGTCCTTGGGTCCCAACTGTCACCACCTCTAAGGCGGTTTGATTGATGACCGCAGTATTTGTGTTTGTAACAATAGTTACAGTTTTGTCGCTCATCTTGTCACCTCCCTTGCTATGCTGAAGGTGCCAGCCAATAATTTATCTACAACCGCGCCCGAAACTATCTCTAAATCATATACGCCTTCAACAGGCGGAAGCGCTGCAGTATCTGTAGCCGCTATCGTTAGAGTTACCGTCCCAGCTACGCCGCCTAATGCTATACGGCCATTTTCAGTGGTTAAATCAATTAAACTATCATCTTGGTGATTGCGACGCATCTGCATTCTTGCAGTGTAACCTGAAAGGTCAATGACATTGCCGCCGCTATCCTTGTAAGTAAGGACAAGCGAAAATGTGGAGCCTTGATCCATTTTTATGTGATAGATACCTGCCCCCATTTACTTACTCCGCCTTCTTAGCTTTTGGCTTGGCTCTAGGTTTGCTGGCTTTCTTGGTCTCTTTTGGAGCCGCATTGCCCCCAACCTCGTTGGCAACTCCAGCCTTAACAAAATAGGAAAGCGTCTTAACTTGCCAGCCTTCTTTTCCTTCGTACTCTTGACCCATAACATATGTCATTGTCTGGCCGCCCGAAGCGTTAGCCATTCCAATAGCATTTTTTAACATCATAACTTTCATCAACTAACTCCCGTTGAGATGGGGGACCCGAAAGCCCCCCAGCCCTATTGGCGTTATGCCATTTCCAAGACCTTCATTGCCTCGGCAAGCACAACTTCGCCACCCACGCGACGGCGTGCAATGTAACGAACATTGCCAGACGATGCTTGGGAGTATGGGTCGCGCAATACTGAGAGAGCAACGCGGTCTACAATCATATAGCCACGGCGGTAGTCACCGAAGATGATTGGCTTGGTGCCAGTTGCAATGTCTGCCACGTCTGGAGCTTCCACGTATGGATGGCCCAAGATTGTGTTTGGCAAACCAGCTTGGCCGCTGAAGCCTGTCTGGAAGATGTACTGGCCTGCAGTATCTTTCAGCTTGCGGATTTCACCGAGCGTTGTGCGGTTCATCATGAACGCTGCGTTCTGAGCATAATCCGCCTTTAGAGAATGCACGAACTCAACCATTTCATCAGCGGTAATTGCTGTAGCAGAAGCCGTTGTTACACCTGAAGCAACCGTGGTTCCATCGGTGATACCTGTGGGCTTGTTGGTGCCGTTACCAGAGATGAACGCTGCGCCTTCAGCTTTCGCAAATTGCTCTGCGAACTCAAGGTTCATTTCGGACTCAAGGTCAAAAACTGAATCTTCAAGCAATGCTGAAGAAATATCCACCAGAGCATAAAGCTCATGGGTTGGGATAGTGTTCAAGCTGGTTGTGTAACCAGTTGTCTCTGAGCGAGTGCCAGTTTCAGCGGTCCATGCTGCAGCAAAAGTTGCTGTTTTGCTTGGCACTTCGATTTCCTTGTTGCTGGTTTGGCGAACACGCGCAACCGAGCGAACTGGGCTAATCTCAGTGATAACTTTAACAAGCTCTTCCACATACTCAGCGGGAGCCAAGTTACCTGCAGTAGCAGCGGTTCCAACTGTAAGAGCTTTTTGCTCTACATCGTCAAGACCTTCTTTGCCTTTGCGTAGGAATGTTTCCCAGATGCGGATGCTATCGTCAATTTGCTTTGCTTCCACGCCTGCACTTGGACGCTTCATCATTGCTTCGATGTCGTTGAGCTTTTCTGCCATCTGCTCTGCAGATTTGCTTTGAGCTACAAGCTTCTGATTAAAGTCCTCGAACTTGTCCAGGTCTTTCTCAATAGCAGCAAGCTTACCCTCAAGAATTGGGTCTACACTGCCTTTTTCTTCGATTTGCTTTAAACGCTCGTCGTTTACCTTTTTGAATTCCTCAAAGGCACCCGCCATTGCGTCTACGGCTGTTTTGACTTCATCAGTCATTTTATCACCTCGTAGATTTAGGGTTTAAGGATGTTTGTGAAGCGGTTTAATGCTTCAACAATTTCAGGCGCTCCATTGTCACCTGCATCCCGCAGGTCCAGTGCCTTGGTAAGAGCCGATGCTCCCACCTTTGCTTCGTTCCTAGAAAGACCCCCTGCGTCCCGCAGAATTTCTTCCCATTCCCGAACACTTCTTTCCGTCGCCTTAACCGCTGCAACCCTTGCGCGAGGGTTCATTGGGAAGGTAACGGCAGAAATTTCCATTAGGTCTACTGACTTGAGATAACGGCGCTTACCCTTATCGTCATAGTCATAACCTTTAGCGTCTACACGATAGCCGATTGATAGGCCATCTAGCGCACCCATCTTCATTAGCTCGTAAACTTCGCGTCCACGCTGCGTTCCCATAGCGAGTCGGCCTTTGACCTTTAGGCCACGCCTGTCCTCTATAATCTCATCAAATACGCCTATAGGCTCGTCTGGGCGGTGCTGATAAAGCATCTTTACCGCTTTAGCACCCTTAGAGGCTATGGACTTAGCAAACGCGCCCTCAACGACTATATCGTTGCCCAGGTCTCTATTGCCAAAGATTGAGCCATATCCACTAAATACGCCCTTTTCTTCGTCATCTTGGGAAGCTTTCACCTCGAAGTGAACATCAAGAGTTCCGGCCTCGTATTCCTTACTCTCAACGTCCAGAACGTCTTCATTATGTTCCAAACCATCTGACATAGGGCCACCTCCCTTTTTTGCGTCACTAAATGCAGAAAAACAGACGGCGGCTCGCTGGTCGTCACTTGGAAACTCGGAGCGTAGCTTGTCGTCTCCCATGCAACGTGACATGAATATGTCTCTGTCTTCACCTAAAATTGGTTTAGGTAACGGCATATCAATACCCTTCTATAGCAAATTAGCACATAACTGCAACGGAATAAACATCCTTAACCATTGAATACATCTAAGAACCACGACTTGACTGAGCTAACCAGATGACACTCCGCAGGTCCATTTCAGCATTATCTTTTTCATCAGCATCAAATCCAAGCGCAAGAAACTCAAATTCTTCCATTTCTTCTTTCGACAAATTGCCACCTGTTTTCATCACTAACTTTGACGCCTC